TGGTTCGCGGTGCTCGGCTCGCAGTCCGGGTTCGACCGGGTCGGCGACTGCTACGCCGATCTCGCCGGGCACGTGTTCGCGCTCGAGACCGGCTTGTCCGCTTCACCGAAGGTACATATATCATCGGCGCGTGACAACCGTAGCCCGGCGGCTTCCGGCCGCCATCTACTGCCGACTTTCCCTCGCCCGCGACGGCGACACGACCAAGGTTGACGACCAGGCGCGCATCTGCCGCCAGCTGTGCGAGGGCCGCGAATGGGACGTGTTCGACGTCTACAGCGACAACAACAAGTCCGCGTGGCACCATGACCGCCACCGCCCGGAGTGGGAACGGATGCTCGCCGACGTCGAGGCCGGGCACGTCCGCGCGATCGTCGTCTACCACGGTGACCGGCTGATCAGGCAGCCGTGGGACCTGGAAATGCTGCTCAACCTCGCCCGCGGCAAGGGCATCCGCCTGGCCAGCCCGACCGGCGAGCGCGACCTCGACTCGGCTGAGGACCAGTTCGTGCTGTCCATCGAAGCGGCCATGGCGCGCCGCGAGTCCGCGAACATCTCCCGGCGCCAGAAAGCCCGCTTCGACCGGTGGCGCCGGGACGGGAAGGTGATGGCGGGCGGCCCGGGCGGCAGGCGGTTCGGGTTCGCCAGCGACGGGGTGACGCACCTGGCCGCCGACCGGTGCGAGGTCGCGGGCCGCCGGGAGGTTACCGAGGCTGACATCGTGCGCGAGATGGCGCGGCGGACAATCGCCGGGGAGTCCGCCGGGGCGATCGTGACGGACCTGGCCGCCCGGGGATGGGCCAGCCCGGCGGCCAAGCCTCTTGATCGCAGCACCTTGAAGCGGATACTGCGCAACCCGCGCTACGCCGGGCTGATGCCGGACGGCGAGACGAAGGCAGCCTGGGAGCCGGTGCTGGACCGCGAGACATGGGAGCGGGCCCGCATGGCCGTCGACAGGCGCGCCGGCGCCTTCCCGCGCGGCACGCACCCGGCGCGCTGGCTGCTGTCCGGCATCGCCTGCTGCGGCCGGTGCGGCCGGCCGATGCGGATCGCTCACATCACCAGCGGCGACCGGGCCAAGGGCCGGTCGTACAAGACGGTCGTCTACGCCTGCTCCAAGCGGGACAGGGGCGGCTGCGGGAAGGTGTACCGCAACGCCGCGCACCTGGACGCCTGGGTGTCGGTGCACACTGTCGCCCGGCTGAACAGCCCGCTCAACCCGCAGGCGCGCGTGCCCGCCGCGGACTTCATGCCGGAGTGGACGGCGCTGGCCGGTGAGCGCGCCGACGTCGAGGCGGCGCTGGCCGACTACCGGGGCAGCGCGGGGCGCACGCGGCTGCTGATGAGGCGACTGGATTCGATCGACGCGCGCATCACCGAGCTGCGCGGGCTGGAGGCGGCGAACGAGGGCTCGCGGCTGCTCGCCGACTACCGCGGCATCACCCTGGAGGAGTTCAGGGCGCTCCCGCTGCCGGTGAGCCGCGCACTGGTGTCCTCGTGCTTGCGGGTGACCGTGCTGCCCGCGTCGGGCCGCGGGCCCGGATTCCGCACCGAGGATGTCCGGCTGGAACCGCTCTAACCCTCATCGATGACCTTGATACTCCAGTTGCATTCGGAGTCGATTTCCAGGGAAGAGTCAGCTCTGGTTGATCACCTTGACAGTCCACGCGCATCCGGTATCTATCTCCAAATAGTGCGTGCCTGCATCGTCGTAAACCCAGGTGGATGAGGACTGTGTTGTGCCGCCGTCGCCACCCGTGTATGCAGCCATGTCGTTGCCGCCGTCTTCCATGATGACAAAAACACCGGGGCCATTCCCACAGTTGTAGGACCATTCCAGTTCCCACGTGGCACCCACCGTGAAGCGGGGCGTGTTCAGGATGCCCGCGCCCCGATACCGGGCGACAACCTCCGGAGTGACCTTGGCTGCGGGCGCCTGCGCAGCGGCCTGTGCATGAACGCCCGATGGTGAACGGAGCACGGATGCTACGCCGCCGATGAGAGCTAGTCCGAGAGCCAGTCCGCCGATGATGCCGAGCATGATAATCAGCTTGTGGCTCTTGCGCTTTGACGGCTGGCCATGGCCGGGCTGCAGCCACGGCGGTTGAGGCGCGTACTGCGGCGACTGCGGACCACTGATGCGCTCCTGATGCTGGCGCGGGTCGTACTGTGGTGGCTGCCATCCGGACATGTGCGTTTCCTCCGTTTTCCCCGGTTGCGCTGATTATGACGCCCGGCGGGGCCTGCCGGATTACACCGGAAAGGTTAGATAACTGTCACCTTAAAACCCTGTTGTTACAGTGCTGGCCGGAAAAGCCCCAATGGGATTGCATGGGACTGGTTAAGCGAGTAGCGTCCCTTTTCACGCGATCCCGCCGCGTAACTACCGCATCACTAAGGGGGGATCGGTATGCACAGAACCAGGCGCATCTTGCTCAGGACCGCGACAGCCATCGCATGGGCCGCGGCTATCGCCGGGATATGGCTGCTGCCCGTGCGGGTGGTGATCGTCGCCACAGGCGCGGCGGTGGCCGGGACGGTCGTGGTCAAGGACAAGGATGCCGACAAGCGGTTCCTTATTCACGCGGTGGCCGACATCGCGCACATGGCGCGATCGAAGGGCTAACTCCTTCCTGCGGCGGCGTTCGGCGAGCAGTTCCAGCACCGCCGCCGCGTCGTCGTCGCCGACTTCCCGCACGAGTTCGCGATACAGGCCGGGACGGATCAGGGGAGTCTCTGGTGCAGGCTCTTGCGCCTTGCGAGCGATCTCGCCGTCTGGCCATTCGAGAGCCAGCTCGATGCGCGTCCGGTTGCGGGCTATGGGCCACCGCTTCCCTGACTCAAGGTCGCCGATCGTCCTGGCGGACACGCCAGCCTTGCTGGCCAGCTCTTCCTGGGTGAGATCCATCCTGCCGCGCCGGGCTGCTGTCGCCTGCCCGGCGCGCAGCCTGCCGTGTGCATCCATGTGCACATCTTCCGTGAAACCTTCGGAAACCTCAAGTCGGCATGTGCCGCGTTAAGTCGCCTGTAATAACTGAGCCTTGCGTAACAGGTTGCCGATTCCTGAGGTTTCAGCTTGACAAGGTTTCCGAAGGTTTCGTATTGTCTCCTGTATGGAGCAAGCCACAACCGACCCTGAGGCGACCCGCCTAGGCGCCACCATCAGGGCCCTGCGGGAAGCTCACGGGCTGAAGATCGCCGAGCTGGCCTACGCCATCGGGATCAGCCGACCGCAGCTCAGCAACATCGAGCTTGGCGCGCGGAGAGCAACCCCGCAGGTCTGCCGGGCTATCGCGGACAAGCTGAACATCCCGCTCGCCGCGATCACCGTCGAAGGCTACGAGCAGATCGCGAAGGCCGCGTCATGATCTGCCGCACCCTGGCCGAGGTGATCGCCGCAGCCGACCGCGATAGCGCCGCACTGCCCCCGCTCAGCCAGGAACAGGCCGACCGCGTCGCCGCGATCCTCGCGCCGCACCTCGTCAGGCTCGCCGAGCCAGTCCCCGCATAACAGCGGCCCCCCGCCTCGCAGGGGCAAAGGGGGCCGCGAACCCGGCGGGAGCGATCAGCTTGCGCCGGATAACGACCAGATTACAGGAGCGATCAATGAGCAAGACGAAAATCCAGCTCGAAGCCGAGGTCTTCGCGCTGCGCGAACTGCTCGCCGCCGCACAGCAGGCCGCCAGCGTCCGCGTCTCCCCGCTGGCCGTCATGGGCATGCGGGAGACGATCGCCGCCTACCTCGATCTCAGCGAGTACTGCACCGGCCCCGACGCTGCCGTGCACTTGCACGAGCGCGCGGTCACGCTGAACAGGATCGCCGAGAAGGCGGCAGTGCAGCCGTCCGGCGCGTGCGACACCCCCGCCGACCCCGCGAACACCGTCCCCCGTGTCTCCGACGTCCTCCGCGACGTGCTCGGCGACGCGGACGCGCCCGAAGCCCGGTGCGCCGCCCCAGGTCACATCGTCGGCTCCTGGTGCAAGCTCCCGTTCGACCCGCCGCACACCATGCACGAGGACGAGCAGGGCCGCAAGTGGGGCGTTGCCGCACCGGAAGCGAGCCGGATGTGAACGCGAACTGGGATCTGTTCGCCGCCATCGTCGCGGTCCTCGCTGACCGGCTCGCCGCGAAGATCACCGCCGACCGGGCGGGCGGGCGCGCTGTCCGCAAGGCCGAGGCGAACGCCGCGATCAAGGCGGCTAACGCCGCAGCGAAGGAGCCAGCGAAGTGAGCACCGTCACCGGCCGCACGTACACCTCAACCCGCGTGCGCGGCTTCGCCGAGTGGAACCCCCGCCCGGAAACGCTCGCACTGCTGGACACCGTTCAGGGCATCCTCCGCGAGTACCGCGCCCAGCTACCGCTCACCAACCGCCAGATCTTCTACCGGCTGGTCGGTGCCCACCACTACGAGAAGACCGAACAGGCGTACGCCCGGCTGTGCGAGTACCTGAACCGGGCGCGCCGGGCCCGGATCATCCCGTTCAGCTCGATCCGCGACGACGGCACCGACTCGCAAGGCGGCCCGGGCTGGTCAAGCCCGCGCGCGTTCTGGCGCTACGTCCAGCGCAGCGCAGACTATTACCAGCACGACGAGACAGACGGCCAGCCGTACCACTGCGAACTGTGGGTCGAAGCGGGCGGCATGCTGCCCCAGGCCGCCGCCGTCGCCAACCCCTACGGCATCACCTCGTACACCGCCGGGGGCTTCAACGGCCTGACCGACAAGTACGAGACCGCCGAGCGCATCGCGCAGCAGGACAAGCCCGTCATCATCTTCCACGTCGGCGACTACGACCCCTCCGGCTGCGCGATCATCGACTCCCTGGCGGCTGACGTCGGCGCTTTCGTCGGCGAGCTGGCCAGGCGGCAAGAGGTCGACTGGCGGCGCATCGCAGTCACGCCCGACCAGATCGAGCGCTACGGGCTGCCGACGTCACCGCAGAAGCGCACCGACGTACGCGGCGAGCGGATGCCCGACACCGTTCAGGCCGAGGCGCTGCCGCCCGACGTCCTGGCCGCCGAGATAGACGCGGCTATCAGCGAGGTCATCGACCACGACGCGCTTGAGGCTGCGCGGGAGCGCGGCGACGAGGAACGCGCCGAGATCCTGCGCACGCTCGACGGACTGACGGGAGCGGGCCAGTGACCGCCCCTCCTGGCGCCCGACCTCATCCCCGCAGACCTGGCCCGCAAACGCGGCTACACCCCGCGCCACGCCAAGACCAGCCCCCGCCAGCAAGAACGCGGCCAGCGCTCCCCGTCGCTACTGCACCGCGCCTGGGAAGCCGTCGTCATCTGGTGGTGGTGCCGCCAGCTGCGCGCCGACATCACCCTCATGCCCTCCGGTCCCGGAGTTGGCGCTACGGCACCGGAGAAGAGGCTGCCCGCCCCGGTACGGGCGGGGCGGGCAGCCTTCCCGGTCGACCTCCGGTCTGCGGCACCGGGGGAGGTGCCCGCCCTGCCCGCTTCGGGGCGGGCACCCGCCGCACGGTGGGTCATCACCCCGCCGCCCGTCCCCCGGCGCGGGTACGCGCCCGTCGCGCTCAAGGCCAACACGGCACCGCAGCGGGCAGCCGAGACCAGGCCGCAGGCCGCCATGGCCGACACGTTCGACTGGGCGAGGCCGTACACGGAGCGGGAGGGATACCGGTGAAGATCACGTTCGCGTTCATCCGCACCGCCGACGGGACCGGCTACATCCGCGCCCACATCACCGATCAGCTCGGCATAGGCGTCCTGATCGTCGGCTGTTACGCCAAGGATGCCGGGGTCAGCACCTACACGGCACGCCTGTTCGCCAAGGCAGGCGACCCCTCGACCACTGTGCGCCACATCACCAAGCCGACCGTGCACGGGCTGCGCAACGCGCTCGCCCTGGAAGTCGGCAAAGGGCGGTGGTGGCAGTGAGCCGCCGCCCGGTCCCGCACCCGCTCTTTCCGCGCAGGCGACCCGTCCACTACCTGACCGTGCAAACCGAGCCCGGCGCCGTCCCGCGCAACTACACGCCCGGCTTCCGTCCCTACGTCTACCGGGGCACCGGCGTCGACACGCTCACGCCCTGGCTCGACGACGAGGCCGCCACCGGCAAGAAGCTCACCGCGCGCGAAGAGCGCCTGAACATGCTGGCGTCACTGCGGCTCCACGACATCTCCGGCGACAACGAACCGCTTCCCGGCCATGTCACCGCCGCTCAGGCTGCCGAGCTGCTCGGAGTCAGCCCGCGCACCATCGAACGCTACAAGCGCGACCTGCGCGAACGGAGCACATCATGATCAGCGACCTGCTCACAGACCTCGTGGCCGTCCTGGTCGCGCTCGGCGTCATGTGGCTCGGCGTCCTGGCCGTCAGGGCCGTCCGCGCGGCCCGCCGGGCCTGGCACCGCGACCGCAAGCTCATCACCGCGCCGCTGACCCGCGCCGAGCAGGCCGTGCAGGCCGTGCCCGTGCGGGCCGACCTCGGCACGCTCACCGACTGCACCTGGTGCGCCAGCCTGGAGGACAACGCCACGCCGTGCACCTGCACGGTGCGGTGCGAGGGGATCGCGTGGTGCGGGGGCGGCGGCAACGCTGCGACGGCGATCGCCGCGCTGATCAACGACCTGCACAAGGGGAACCTCGGATGACCGCGATCATCACCGAACCGGGCATCTACGACATCCCCGAGGACCAGTACCACGCCGACCCTGTCCCGGAGGGCAGTCTGAGCGCCAGTGGCGCCAAGAAGCTGCTCGCCGACGGCGGCCCCGCCCGCTACCGCTACCACCTCGACAACCCCGAACCGTCCTCCGACGCGCTGGACCTCGGCACCGCCGCGCACAAGCTGGTGCTCGGCGTCGGTGCCGAGATCGCGGAGGTGAGGGCGGACAACTGGCGCACGAAGGCAGCCAATGAGGCGGCCGACGAAGCCCGCGCCCGCGGCGCTGTCCCGCTACTGAGCAAGGACCTGAAAGTGGTCCGCGACATGGCCGCCGAGCTGCGGAAGCACCCGGTAGCCGCCGCACTGTTCAGCCCCGGCCGCGGGCAGGCCGAGATGTCCGCGTTCTGGGTCGACGAGCCGTTCGGGATATGGCGGCGGTGCCGGTTCGACTGGATGCCGTCCCTGGACGTGCGCCCGATCATCGGCGACTACAAGACCTGCCAGGACGCCAGCAAGCACGGCTTCCCGAAATCAGTCGCCAATTTCGGCTACTACCTCCAGGCCGCCTGGTACTGCGACGCCTACCAGGCCATGTTCGGCGGCGTGCTGACCGAATATCCCACGTTCATCCTGGTCGCCCAGGAGAAGGCGCCCCCTTACCTGGTCGCTACCTACCAGCTCGACGCCGAGGCCATGCAGATCGGCCGCGCCGACGCGGAACGCGCCATGGAGATCTGGCGTGACTGCCGCGAAGCCGAAGCCGAAGGACGCGCCGACGCGTGGCCCGGCTATTCCCCTGAAATCGAGACGATCGCGCTACCCCGCTGGTCGCGCGCCCGAGAGGACTTCTACGCATGACAACCGCACTAGAGACCGTCCGTCCCGTCGGCGCGCCGGCGCGCGTCAGCCAGGGCACCGCCATCGAACAGTCCCGCGCCATCGCCCAGGTGCAGGCCATGGTCATCGTCGCCCAGCAGTGCCCGCGCAGCACCCAGGCCGCCATCAGGGCGATGGAGGAAGCGTGCCGCCAGGAAGAGCTGGCGCAGCGCGCGTTCTTCCGCTTCCCCCGCGCCGGGGAGACCGTCTCCGGGCCGTCCGTCCACCTCGCCCGCGAACTCGCCCGATGCTGGGGCAACATCGAGCACGGCGTCACCGAGCTGCGCCGCGACGACCTCGCCTCCGAATCGGAGATGCAGGCGTTCGCGTGGGACCTGGAAACCAACACCCGCTCGGCGTCGATCTTCATCGTCCCGCACAAGCGCGATACCCGCGCAGGGGTCAAAGACCTCACCGACATGCGTGACATCTACGAGAACAACGCCAATAACGGCGCCCGTCGGCTGCGTGAGGCGATCTTCTCTGTGCTGCCCGTCTGGTACCGCGAGCAGGCCATCGCGCTGTGCCAGAAGACGCTGGAGGATGGCGGCGGCAAGCCGCTGGCCACGCGCATCGCTGAAGCCGTCAAGGCCTTCGAGCAGCGCCATGTCAGCCCGGCCCGGCTGGCCGCCAAGTTCGGCCACGACTCGGTCGACGACCTCACCGCCGTCGACCTTGGCCAGCTGGCCGTCATCTACGACTCGCTGAAGCAGGGCACCATCACCGTCGACGACGAGTTCCCGCCCGAGCAGCCGCGTGTCACCGCCGCCGACATCACCGGCCAGCCCGCACAGCAGGGCAAGCCCGCACGGCGCGGCCGCCGCGCGCCCGAAGACCCCTCGCCCGCGGACCGTCAGCAAACCCCCCGCGCTGACGCAACCGCCGGACCTCCGGCCGCGGAGTCCGCGGGCGAGGCCCCCGACGACCGGCCGCCAGCGGGTATCGCCAGCGGCCAGCGCTCCCAGATCGAGAAGGAATTCAAGCGGCTCGGCATCGACCACGAAACCGAAGACGGCTACGCGGACATGCTCACCGCCTGTGCCCGGATCGTGAAGGTGGCCGCGCTGGCCGCGCTGACCGAACTCACCCAGGACGAGGCGGCGCAGGTGATCGCGACGGTCAAGCCGCTTCCTGACGGCGGCGCACGCAAGCTCGCCGACCTGCTCAAGACCGGCGAGAAGCCCGCGGCGGACAGCGAGGCCAACAATGCCTAAACCACGCATCACCACCCTCACACCCCAACAGCAAACACAACTCCCCGCCATCCGCGACCAAGCGTGAGCAGCTCGACGAAATCGCCTACGTCGCCGACTAGGAGACCCCGCGCGCCCCTGGCCACTTCCCCGGCCAGGGGCGCGAAGCGGGACCACACGAACTGGAGGATACATGGCTGACATCACCGCCGTTGACCTCGGCCAGGCGCTCGCGGGGATTCCCGTCGAGATCGACAACCGCACGCCGGGCTCACTGGTCTTCGCGGGCTGGCTGCTGAACCCGGAGACGGTGGCCGCGCGAGCGCTCGCCGAACTTGATTCCACGGCGCTGGCGACGCCGCAGCGGCCGCCGATCGTCCTGCACATGGGCGACACGGAACTGTCCGCCATCGGATGCATCCTCGCCGCCCTCGAAGACCTGGACGCGGGCGCCATAGGGCGCGTGCTGGATTACGTGTGCTCGCGGAAGGACTGCGAGCGATGACCGACCTCGGCAACCGGAACGCCTCGATGCGCCTGCAGTGCAAGCACTGCGGCTGGGTTCCGCCCGAAGGCATGACCATCGGGGACGCACAGCTTCACTTCCAGGTCGACCATGACACCGACGAGGTGAAGTTCGACCTCGTGGCCGTCTGCACCTGCGGCGAGGCGATGACGCACACCACCTCGAAGCCGACCGGCGGCGGCTTCAAGGACTACCTGGTGTGCGGTGTGTGCGGCAACACGGGCTTCGTCAAGCGGGACGCCTGATGACCGGAGCCCTGTTCGACATGGCCCCCGTCGTCCGCGAGCCGGAGGAGAAGCTGTCCGCCGACCGGCGCCGCACCATCCGCCAGGCGCAGGCGCTAGCCAGGCGCAGGCACCCGCTCGGCCTCGCGTTCGGCATCCCGGTGCCATTGCACGCTGACGCGCCGCCCGCGGACAACAGGGACGCGCCGGGCCCGCGCTGCGGCGACTGCCTGCACATCGCCCGCGTCGGCTACCACGACAGCAGCTACCTCAAGTGCACGCGGGGCGGTAGCAGCTGGCCGTGGGTCACGCACGGCGCGGCGACCGACCTGCGGGCGTGGTGGCCAGGGTGCGAGAAGTGGCAGGCGAGGCCGTGAGCAATGCCAAGCGGCTCCCGAAGCCGAAAAAGCGCGTCTGCCGCCAGTGCGCCGCAGGCAACCATACCGGGCACGCGCACGCCGTCTGCCCTCACTGCGAGATGCGGATCGCGCCGGGCGGTCAGCATCTTCACCTTGTCGACGGCAAGCGGCTGGTGTTCCGTGCCTGAACTCCGCATGACCGAAGCGCAGCTGCAGGCCGCCGTGCTGGACATGTGCAAGCTGTTCGGCCTGCACGCCTACCACCCGTGGATCAGCGTCCGGTCGGAAAAAGGCTGGCCGGACCTCGCGATCTGCGGACGGGAGCTCATCTTCCGCGAGCTCAAGAACGACACGAACAACGCCACCCCGGCGCAGGTCGAGTGGGGCAAGCGGCTCACGTTCGCGGGCCTGGACTGGGACATCTGGCGGCCCGACGACCTGCGCACTGGCCGCATACGGAAAGAACTTGAGGAGATCCGTTGAGAACCGACTTGACCACCAGCGACTGGCACAAGCTCATCAAGCCCGTCCTGCCGCACGCCAGCACCGACAAGGACACGCCCGAGTACAACATCGTCCGCATCGAGAGCAGCAGCCAGTCCCTGTACGCCGTCGCCACCGATGGCCGGACCCTTGGCGCCGAACGGCACCGCAACCTCGGAACCCTCGAAGCCGGGCCCGTCCACGTCCGCGCGGGCGAAGCCAAGGCGTCGCTCGCACTGTTCCCTTTCAGCAAGGACGACGACCCGATGCTCCGCGTCATCATCGACACCGTTCCGGTACCGGTGACCGTCGTCGGCGAGCCGCGCAGCGTCTCCGCCCTGGCCGTCACCGTCCAGCGTGACGACGGCACCCGCCTGGTCATGCACGACCACCGCGACCCCGACCACGACCCGCTCCGGGGCTGGCGCAGGACACTGCTGCGCGCCATGACCCGACCGGGCGGCCGTCCGTTCAACGGCCTGGACCTGCGCGCCGATGTCCTCGCCCGCTGGGCGTCCGCCGCGCGGTCCGGGGAGCGGCTGTGCATGTTCAGCGGCCCGGAGCCGGGTGATCCGCTGCTCGTCGTCGTCGAAGGGCACTTCGCCGGGGTGTGGGCGATCCCGCAGTACCTCGACGCGCCCGGCAAGCGGCTCCGCGAGTCGCCGTGGCTGTCCGAGCTGACGCTTGACGTCGACGTCGAGACCGGCGAGAAGCGCGGCAGCGAGGACGAGTGAGCGCCCCCGCACCGCCGCGCCTGCTCGGCCCCGCCGAAGGCAGCGCCCGCCACTGGCCCGACCCGTACGGACCCGACCCGGCAGTGTTCGGGCCGCCGGACAGCGGCCAGGGACGCGACCCCTGGGAGGGGCTGCTGCTGCCCGTCGCCGTCTGCCGCCTGTGCGGTGTGCGGTGGCACGGGGACCCGCAGTCGCGGTGCTGGTGCTGCGGACAGCCCGCATCGGCTTTCTAGAGGAGACAAGGACAACGTGAGTGCACGGGCAATGACGCGAGAGGAAGCGCTGCGGCACATGAAGGCGCTGCCGACCGAATATGACGGCATCCTTTACCGCTCGCGCACTGAAGCGCGCTGGGCGGTGTTCTTTGACCAGCTTGAAATCAAGCATCTCTATGAGGATCAAGGATTCGCCGTGGACGGTATCGGCTATCTGCCGGATTTCCTGCTGCCAAGCCAGGCGATTATCGCTGAGGTAAAGCCGTCGTTTGACGCTGATCCCGAAGGTGTGCAGAAGCTGCGGAACCTCATTGCCGCACGAGGGATGGAACGCGGCGTCGTGCTTCCCGCCATTGAGTCAGGTGATATGCACCTGCTGCTGATGGGGCCGGACGGCCACGGGGAGACCTGGGAAGACGACCGGGGGACATGGCTCATGTGCCCGGACGGATATCACTTTGACATTCAGCCGTACCCGGAAAGAGGGTGCAAAAATTGCCGGACCGGAAACGATTGCTGGTACGACGCGGAGGAGATCAGGCGGCCTTACGCATTCGCGCGTAATTACCGGTTCGGCAGGCAGTGAGTGGACGATGACGCCCTACAGTTCGTCCTCGCCAAACTGGACGGAGTCCGCCAGCACGGCGGCTACTGGATGGCGCAGTGCCCCGCCCACGAGGACCGGAAGGCAAGCCTTTCAGTCGCGCGCGGGACAGAACAGCCTGTCGTCTTCAAATGCCACGCCGGATGCGAGCGCGACGCCATCCTTGACGCTCTCGGCCTGGAGCTGGCGGACGTCAGCAAGCCGCGTGAGGAACGCGACAAGGGCGAGTGGACGCCGTTCGGCGAGGCGATCGCCGTCTATGACTACACCGATGAGCACGGCAGCCTGCTCTACCAGGTATGCCGCACCGCTGACAAGCAGTTCCCCCAGCGACGGCCCGACAGCACCAAGAAGTCGGGGTGGCGCTGGAGTCTCGGGGGCATGCAGCGGGTGCCGTACCGCCTGCCGAAGCTCATCACCGCGATCAGCGAAGGGAGGACCGTCTACATCACCGAGGGCGAGAAAGACGTCCACTCGGTGGAGCGCGCCGGCGGGGTCGCCACCACGTCGCCCGGCGGCGCGGGCAAATGGCGCGGCGAGTACGACCAGTGGTTCAAGGACGCGATCATCGTCATCATCGCCGACCGCGACGAACCCGGCCGCAAGCACGCCGCCGACGTCGCCGCGCACCTGGGCGGCATCGCCCGCACCGTCACCGTCGCCGAGGCGGCGGACGGCAAGGACGCCACCGACCACCTCGCCGCAGGGCACTCGCTCGCCGAGCTGGTGCTCCAGCAGCCCGCATCGCGCGCCCTGGCCGTCATCGACCTGGAACCGGCGACCGAGGACGTCCCGCTGCCCGTGCTCATCTGCGGCGGCCTGCTCTACCGCGGTGCCGTGCACACGCTGTCAGGGCCGCCTGACTGCGGCAAGACCACGCTCGCCTGCTGGTGGATGCTGCACGCCATCCGCGGCGAGGGCCCCGTGCTGTTCCTCGACGAGGAAGGCGGCCGGGAGATCGTCGTGGAGAAGTTCCAGGCGCTCGGCACGGTGGCCGGCGAGCGGATCGGCTACATCCAGTTCCCGTCCCGCTCATGGAACGCTGAGGACGTCGCCATGCTGAACGCCGTGCTCGCCGAGCGCAAGCCCGCTGTCGTCGCCTGGGACAGCTCGGCGGCGTTCCTCGCGCGGGCAGGACTGGATGAGAACGCCGCCGCCGACGTGACCCGGTTCTACTCACAGGTGCTGACGGTGGCGGCACGAGAGCACAACGCCGCCGTCCTCGTCATCGACCACGACACCAAGAACACCGAACCGTCCCGGTACGCCCGCGGCAGCGGAGCCAAGCTCGCGGCCACCGACGTGGCCTACAAGATCGCGCCCGTCAAGGCGTTCAGCAAGACGGAAAACGGGACATCCAGGCTGAGCGTCACCAAGGACCGGCGCGGCTGGCTGCACCGCGCCCACGAAATCGCCTTTCTCACTCACACGGCCAGCGAGGATGCGCCGCTGGTGCTCAAGATCACCGCTGCCGAGCCGGACCGGGAACACCCGGAACTGACTGCGGCCGAGCAGAAGGTGCTTGAAGTACTGGACAGCATTCCCGCCACCATCAGGGAATTGCAAAGCCGGATAGCCGCCATTCACGGAACGGCACTTCCTGAAAGGCCAGACCGACCATATATGTCGAAGGCGCTCAACAAACTGGAGAGCCTCGGACTCGCGCGGAATGTCGGCACGGCAGGTCCCGCCAAGCTGTGGAGGGACTGTGCATAACTACGGGCAGTCACCGCACACGTCCGACACACCCCCGGCACACCTGAACCGAAAAACACCTCTGAGCTGCGTGCCGCACATGTGCCGCACACCTTGGCACAGGTGTCCTGTGCCCCCCGTTAGGGGGGCACAGACCAAACCTCAGGCACGCTGCTCACAAACGGTAGCCAGAAACGCGCATTCATAACCGCCGAAAACCAGATGTGGCACAGCGTGCCAGCAAGGAGCAATACATGAGCGACCGATTCGAATCCCGCGCCGCACTGCGCGGCAAAATCGAGTGGGAAGGCGGCATCCTCGAAGCCGTCGACTACGGCATCAGCACCGCCGACATGCCCGAGGGCGACACCGAACTCACCGCGGCATGGTCGAAACTCGAAGCCGCCTACCGCGCACTGACCCCGCTCGCCGATGCCGTCGAGAAGCTGCTCGAGGACGATGGCGACGGCGAGATCTCGGCGGAGGCGGACTAGATGAGCGGGAAAACACCCTGGCACGCCTATGAGGCAGGCCCGCAGGAAAGCACCGACGCGCTCTACCGCGAGCGCGCCCACCTCGTCGCGTTCCTGTCCTCGACCTGGCCAGCATGCATCGGCCCGGCTCACGACGTCGACGAGAAAGGCTGGGCAATCGTCTGCGTCGACTCGCCAGCGGGCCAGATGACGTGGCACATCGCGCCGCGCGACCTCGACCTGTTCGGCCACCTGCGCATCGCGAACGCCGAATGGGACGGCCACAGCACCGCCGAGAAGTACCAGCGGCTCGACAAGCTGACGCAGCGCCAGGCGGCAAACAGCGTCGCACCCGAACTCGCCGCCGCCATGGCCGAGAGCCGCGAGCTCCGCGCCATGCTCGCGGACGTGGGCAGACTCTGCGAGAGCAGCCTCAATCTGCCCGGCATCATGGTCGACGGCAAGGGCTTGGCCAGGCGCGTGCTCGCCATCGTCAACCGCGCCGGGGTCACGCCCGCCGCCCGTGAGGCCGCGGCCGAACGTCCGGTCGCAGACGTCCACCGCTGGTACGCCGTCGTCAAGCACTGCGGGTCATTCGCCTACGGCTTCGCCGCCACGAGCGATGGCCTGCGCGTGTGGGACGACGCGAGCGAGTTCGAGCACGCGAGGGAGGCGGACTTCGAATGAGCGAGCCGATCTGCGGCGAAGGCCCGGACGCCATCTACTGCCCGGTGTTCTGGGCCAAGCACGCCGAATGCGAGGAACTGCGCACTCTTGTCGCCGAGATCCTCGCAGCCTTCGAGCGCCACTGCCCTGAACCGGATTGCGAGACGGACGAGGCCGAGGTCAGCTGCCATCAGGTCGCCGGATGGCGGCAGCGTGCCGGGCTGGACGACACCGCCCGTGAGGCCGCCGCACGCGACGACCGCGCCGCCATGGTCCGCGACGCGAACGGAGACCCGTTCTAGATGACCAGAAAACCGCTGCTGAATCGCCGCGACTTCCATGGCGCACTACTGCTGATCGACTTCATCCCGCTGCCCAGCGGCGGCAACGTGCGCGGCCTCATCGGCACCGTCAGCGTCTTGTCAGCTGTCGAAGCACTCGGATTCGACGTCAACGACCGCGACTCCAACTGGTGCGCCCTCGTCGCCGGACCAACCACATCCATCGTCGTGCCCGGCTGCAAGGTGTACTCAATCTTCACCCTGCCAGACGGTGCGCGGCCATCTAACTCCGACTACTGGAGGCTGCCATGACCAGCGTCATCGAAAGCTTCGACGCCTTCGTCCACCACCGCCACCACGACCAGGACGACGCACCCGCGCCGGCCGCGACACAGGAGAACCACATGAGCAAGCTCACCGAAGCAGCAACCGCCATCGCCGCGATCGCCGACAACAAACTCGTCGTCGCCCTCGCCGAAGCAGGCGTCGGCAAACTGCTCGCACCCGGCGAGATCACCTTCGTCACCGGGCTCATCGCCAGCTTCGAGCACGAACGCGCCAGCGCACCGCAGCAGCCGGTTCAGCCAGCACCGACCGGACCACAGCAGACGACTACCCAGTGAACGAGATCGGGAAAGCACTGCAGATCGCTGCGCTGCTGGCATTCTTCGCCTACTGCATCTACGTCGCAACAGGCGGACGCTAGCCGTGCCGCACCGCTGGTGCGCCTGCACAGGATGCCGTGCCTGCAGCCCCCGTGGCCGCACGCACGGCGTCCTGTTCAACATGGACGACACCGGCACACTCAAATGCCCGCCATGCCAGCAGCAAGCCACAGCCGCCCGCAACGCGCGCCCTAGCGGCTCACAACGCGGCCTCGGATGGGCATTCAGCAAACGCAAGCGCAATGACCAGAACTACCAGCAAGCCAGCCGCTGCCAGTGCCCCGGCTGCCCGCAGCACCGAGGCGTCTGCGGCGAGACATTCACCGTCGACAACCCCAAGACCGCAGGACACGTTGTGGCACGCAGCCGCGGCGGCGCAGACGGGCCGATACTCGCCGTATGCAGGCGATGCAACTCATCCGACTGCGGCAGACTCGCCCATGAGAGACGAAACCGGACATTATGTCGTTTTTTAGCAGTGGCAGGCCTAAGGACCCGCGCTCCCGGCTCCTTTTTCGCGTGGTACCAAAACGCGATATTTTTTGCCGGGACTGGTCACCATCCGTGACCATCCTTTCGGGGAGGGCCGTTGCCGCGGACTAAGAAGCAGCCCGGTACCGCTGTCGACAAGCGCAATGGCCGCCGTACGGAGCTTGAGGGCGGCGTGCGGCTGACGTACTTCCCGTGCCCGTTGCCGCGGGCGTCTGCTGCGGCTCTGGCGACGTGGGAGATGGCGTGGACTGATCCTGTCCATGACGCGTGGACGCCTGCGGACGGGCCGATCCTGGTGCGGTACATCGAGCACTGGGAGCGGGCGCAGAAGGCGGCGCGGCGGGCCGATCGTAAGCCGGTGGTGCTCGGGAGTGTCGGTCAGCCTGCCGAGCATCCGTCGTATTCGACGATGGCGCGGTCGATTTCGGTGGTGGAGCGGTGCGAGCAGCTGCTTGGCCTGGGTGCGCTGAACCGGGAGAAGCTGGGGCTGACGATCGCGGACCGGCAAATCTCGCTGGCCGACCTGAACGCGCGCTTCGCGGGAGGGGATGACGATGACGAGCCAGACGCCCGGCTCGGGTGACTTCGGCCCCGTCGACTGGGCTGAGCGGCCGGAGCTGACGACGGTGATCCCGAATGACCCGCGCGTGCCGCAGCTGCCGCAGGGCAACTGCATTGTCTCGGTAAAGGATCATGGCCTGTGGATCGAGCACGCGGACCCGAAGGTGGTGATCAGCGTGCAACTGCTCGACCTCATCCGGACTGGCCCGGCGGATGGCGTGACGCTGACTTTTGCCGCCGGTCACAGCCGTGAGCTGGGACCGTGTTATGAGGGCGCGGTGCTGCGGATCGAGGCGGTCAACCGGACGGTGATCTACCGGATCACGGAATGGCTGCCGTGGTATCTGGGCTGCCTCGCGGAATGGCCCGATTGATGGCCGCTGATCCCGGCTGCGTCGACTGCGGCTGGCAGCCTGCCCCGGGCGAGCTGTGGCCGACGGAGGGCCCGCGCGCGGTGAAGTGGATGCAGTCGCTGCTGATCTGCGCGGAGGGTGACTGGTTCGGGAAGCCGTTGCGGCTGCGGGCTGGTCAGAAGCGGTTCACCTACCGCTGGTACGAGTTCTGCCCGCGGTGCGGATACTGGCATTACGACCAGGCGCTTCGCGGTGCGGCGACGGGTGACGGGAAGACGACGTTCGTGGCGGCGCTGGAGTGCCTGGAGATGTTCGGGCCGCCGCAGATCGCCCCGGTGTCGCCGAACATCGTGAACGCCGCGGCTAGCTTCGACCAGGCCGACTTGCTGTTCTCGATCGCTGGCGTGATGCTCGGCGGCCGCGATCAGGCGGTGCGGGAGGCGCCGTTGTGCGGTTATGCCGAGGTGTACGACACGGAGATCCGGTACGCGGACGGCCGGCCGGGGATCATGAAGCGGGTCGCCGCGGTCGCGGGGACGAATGAGGGCGGCCTTCCCAGCCTGTTCGTCGGCGACGAGCTCCACGAGTGGGGCGATATCGGCTCGACGAAGGCCCGCGTGCACATGGTGATCGGGAAGTCGACGAAGAAGCGGCGGATGATCTGCCGTCTGCCGGACGGCACGGAGGTTCAGCGCGGGCCGGGCCGGAACCTGAACATCTCGACCGCCGGGTTCGACGTCGAGCATTCGCTGCTCGGTGCGATGTACCTGAACGGGCGGCGGGCCGAGCGTGACCCGTCGGTCGCGCCGCGGCTGCTGTTCGACTGGTGGGAGGCGCGCGACGGCCTGGACTACAGCCGTGCGGAGGACCGGCGGATCGCCGTGCAGGACGCCTCCGACGCCGCGGGCGTGCTGTGGGACGTCGAGGCGCGGGTCCGCGAGTACGACAAGCCGGAAGTGGCGTCGCACGAGTGGATCCGCTACTACGCGAATGCCTGGGTGCCGGTCAGCCAGGACTCGTGGCTGAAGGATCACCCGGGCGCGTGGGCGAAATGCAGGGGCACGTGGGAGATCCTTGGCCATGAGCCGACGGTGCTGGCGATTGACATGGCGCTGAAGCGCGACAGCGTTTCGGTGCGCGAGCTGGCGCAGCTCGATGACGGCCGCGTGGCCACGGTGAACCGCACCTGGTACCCGGGGGACGGGAAGATCGACCATCTCGAGGTGTGGGATTACATCAAGAGCACCGCGACGGCGCTGGGCCCGCGGTTCCGGGGACTTGTCTACGACCCGCGGTTCTTCGAGCTACCCGCGCGGATGCTCGAGGAAGAGGGCTTCCTGGTCATCGAGTTCGACCAGTCTCCGGCGAACATGACCCCGGCGTGCGGGCTGGCATTCGACCTGATCATCCGCCAGCAGATCGTGCACTCCGGTGACCCGGACGAGGCGCGGCAGGTGAACGCGGCGGTGAAGCGTGAGCAGGAGCGTGGTTTCACTCTCAGCAAGGGCCGGTCGCGGATCCATATCGATGCGGCGATCACGCTGTGCATGGGTGTTGACGCGCTGGCGCGACTGACGGAGGAAATCGACCCGCTGCAGACGATCTGGTGATCCTATGTGCAGATCACATCGTGTGGCATTATCGGTGCAGGTGATGACAGGAGGTGGCGTGGCTGCTTTCCCGGTGCCCGCGAGTGTGCGGCGGCGCCTGAGCGGTGACGGCGCGGCGGGGAACCTGGCCGAGACGGCGGGGACGGTGATCGGGCGGTTCCTGTCGCTGCTGCCGCTGGTTCCTGGTGTGGCGGGCGCGGCGATGTTCTCGGTCGCTGCGGGTGAGTTCGCTGGTCACGTGTTCGGTCATGGCCTGGCGCCGTGGGTGGGGCTTGGCGCGGGCGGCATGTTCGCGCTGCTGCTGGATAGGCGGCTGTGATGACCGATCCGCTGGCGGAGTACTTCGCCGCCCGCGCAGACCTCCGCCTCCCGTTGTTCGGCACCAAGGAATGGTTCGCCGCGCAGGTCATGGGCAGCTCGCCGGAGCCGCCCCCTGGCGGCTTTCTCGTGCCGCCCGGCCTCGCGCTAGAGCTAACCGGAGAAGTCGCGGAAAGCCTCGAAGGTATCCGTAAGATCTACGGGCAGATCGACGTGGCGGACGAGCTGCTGAATCCACGTTCGCGGCCACCGCTGCCGTGGCGCACACGCCTGCGGTACAGGATCAGCGACTGGCGCGAGCGTGTCGCGGAACGCGCCTACGAGATCATCGCCGGGCACAATCTGCCTGAAGCTGAGGACTGGTTATGGCCGTCTTCGCCCGGCCGCGCGTCGTGCCCGGCGAGGTGGTCCCGGGGTCGTCGTCGTACTCGTTCTCTGACCGTTTCGAGCGCCGCGCGCTGACGTTCCTGGCGCCGCCGATCGGCGCGTACACCGAGGCGATTCAGAATCAGTCGGAGGGTGACCCGGAGGGTGCTCTCAAGCACAGCGCGTGGTGGGCGTGTGCTGACCTGATCGCGAGCACGATGGCGATGCTGACCCCGTGGGCGTACGAGGGGCCTGGTTACGGTGCCGGGCAGGCCACGAGGGTTCCGAAACAGCCGCTGATCTTGCAGCAGCCGGGTTCGGACGCCGATATCTACGACTTCCTGTACATGGGCACGCTGAGCAACTGCCTGAAGGGCAACCAGTTCGGCCAGGTGGCGGCGCGGGACAAGCTGCAGCTGCCCACTCAGGTGGAGCTGGAGAATCCGGGCGTCGTCCACGTTCAGCGGCTTGGTGACGGCACCTATGAGTACAAGTTCCGCAACCAGCTGGTGCCCCCGGCGAAGCTGTGGTCCAGGCCGATGTTCCGGTTTCCCGGTTCACCGCTGGGAATGTCGCCGGTGGCATACGGGGTACACGCGACGCGACTAGGACTGTCGGCGGAGCGGTTCGGGACGATGTACTTCGAGGACGGCGGCCACCCGTCGGGCGTGCTGACGAACGACAAGATCGGCATGGTCAGCCAGAACGACGCGAAGACGCTGAAGCAGCGGTTCATGGAGGCGCTGCGCGGCAGTCGTGAGCCGGTGGTGATGGGGGGCGGCTGGAAGTACGAGAAAATCCAGATCGACCCTGACGAGAGCATGTTCCTTGACACGCAGAAGCTGTCCGACTCCAAGGTGTGCCGGTACATGCGGGTAGCGCCGGAGATGGTGGGCTGCGCGTCGGAGGGCTCGGCGATCACGTACGCCAATGTTGAGCAGAGGGCGCTCAGCTTCCTTACGTACACCATGTTCCGGTGGATCAAGAAGTGGGAGATGTGGCTCGGCCAGTGCCTGCCGGATGGCCAGTACGTGAAGTTCGACCTTGACAGCTTGCTCCGTGTGGACTTCCAGACGTTGTGGACGGGCCTGCATATGGCGGTGGGCAGCCGGATCATCACCCAGGATGAGGGCCGGGAGATCGTGGACCGCTCGCCGCTGACCCCGGAGCAGAAAGAGCAGATCGACGCGCTGGTGACGCCGCTGCCGCCGCCGGTGGCGCCCGTACGGCAGGGAGAGTGACCATGGAGTTCCGCTGGGACGGCCCGCAGCAGGTCAAGAACCTGGGCGACAACCCGCCGAAGTCGGCGATCAACGCGCTGTTCGCCATCCCCGGCGACAGCAAGTCGGACTCGTCGCTGCCGCACCACGACGTATCATCCGACGGCCATGTCGGCGCGGCGGACAAGGACGGCTGTATCGCCGCGATCTCGGCGCTGAACGGCAGCCGGGGCGGCGTGTCGGCGAGCGCGGCGGAGAAGAGCAAGGCTTACTCGCACCTGGCCAGCCACCTGCGGGCGATGGGCGAGACTCCGCCGGAGAAGCAGTTCGCGGCGCCGCGTCCCGGCCTTGAACTGCGCGCGCAGCGCCGCTCGTCGATGCTGCGCATACCGGAGCGGCTGTCGCTGCAGTTCGGCGCGTCCGGGCTGGAGATGCGCGCGAAGCCGAACGGGACGGGCGGGACGAAGTTCCAGTTCAACGGCTACGCCGCCGTCTACGACCACCCGTTCGACATGTGGGACTTCTGGGGCGATGAGTTCACTGAGATCGTCAACCAGGGAGCGTGCACCCGGACGCTGGCGAACAGCTGTGACGTGCCGTTCCTGATCGGCCACAATGACGCGGGCATCCCGATGGCCCGGACCAAGGCCGGGACGATGACCCTCGGCCAGGACAGCCACGGGCTGTGGGTCGATGTCCCGGAAATGGACGGTTCGCGGGACGACGTGCGCGCGCTGGCCAGCGCGGTGGACCGCGGCGACATGGACGAGATGAGCTGCGCGTTCATGGTGATGCAGCAGCAGTGGTCACCGGATTATGAGCAGCGGAACATCATCGAGATGGACCTGCACAAGGGCGACGTGTCCGCCGTGGTGTTCGGCGCCAACGACGGCACGGCGGGCTCGTCGATGACCGCAGTGCCTGCCGAGGCGCTGTCGCTGCGCCGCCCGGTGGGGATGCTGCGGAACCGGCGCGCGGGCGAGCAGCGGGGCGCGTTCCAGGTCGACACGACGGACGGCCCGGACTATGACCCGGCGCCGCACGCGGCTGCTGCGGGGCAGCTGGTGTGCCCGCACGGGTCGTGCACGGATGACGGCTGCGCGGCCGGCGCGCCGTCGTGCAACGGCGGGTGCCCGGTGACGGGCGGCGCGGTGAACGGCCCGGACGCCAGGTGCTGCGATCAGTGCGGCGGGTCGCTGTACAGCGAGGACGGGACGATCATCCTGGGCGATTCCGGGGTGCCGGAGGAAGTCGAGGGGGATGCGGCGATGGCGCTGGCCCGGTCGCGCGCTGAGCTTGAGCTGCGCCGTCGCCGCCTGGCGCTGGTCAGCGCGGCGAGTTGACCAGCGGACTTTACCCCGCTTATCCTCGCCTTGTTACGGGCAAGATCGGACAGTCCCGCTAGCGCGCAGGCCGCAGGCCCGCAGCTCCCCGGATACGGGCGGCTGCACCCGGCAGGTTCCCGCCCGCTGCACACGAGATGACGCGCCCACGTCGACGCATCTCGTGAAGGGGACGCCTCCCGTGGATGAGCTGATCCGCAAGCTTGAAGAGCGCAAGGCCAAGCTGACCTCCCGCGCTACCGAGCTGCTGAACCTCGCGGCAGGCCGCGAGACGCTGAGCAACACCGCCGACGAACTGGCCGAGTACGACCGGATAACCGGCGACGGCGACGACAACAGCATCGGCGCAATCGACAAGCAGCTGAAGCGGATGCGCGAGCAGCGCGACCGCGAGGCGACCGCCGCGCAGCTGCGCCAGGGCCAGCAGGGCACCGAGAGCGGTCGCGCCAGCGGCATCCAGGTCACCTCCGAGCCGACCACGTACGGACGCGGCGAGGGCACCTCGTACTTCCTCGACCAGGCGCGGGTAGCGATGGCGCAGGCCGGTCAGTTCCAGTCGAAGTACCTCGACCAGGCCATTGAGCGGCAGAAGCGGCACGCACAGGAGATCGACAAGATCATGCCGGAGCGGCGCGCGAAGGTGGCGCAGCGCGCGGCGAAGGCGTACGAGGAAGCGTTCGCGTCCACCCCCGCCGACCAGCGGCGCATGTCGCAGATGCAGCGGGCGGGCATCTCCCCGTTCGAGCGGGAGAAGCGCTACATCTCCCGCACCGACGGTCAGGGCGGCTATTTCGTGCCCCCGCTGTGGCTGATCGATGAGTACATTCCGTATCTGCGCGCGGGCAGGGTCTTCGCCGACATGTGGCGGGGCTTCCCGCTCCCGGCGGGCACCGACTCGATCAACATCCCGCGGGTAACGACCGGCGCGGCGACCGGCCCGCAGACTTCCGACGGCGGCCCGGTGCCCGGCAGGGACATGGCCGACAACTTCGTCAACGCGATCATCCGGACCGTGGCCGGTCAGCAGGACGCGGCGATTCAGCTGCTCGACCAGTCACCGATCGCCTTCGACGAGATCGTGTTCGGCGACCTGATGGCGGACTACGCCATGCAGCTGTCCGCGCAGCTGATGATCGGATCGGGCACGAACGGCCAGCTGACCGGTCTGTTCTCGGCCGGGACGCTCGGCAGCAGCAGCGGCGGCACGACCAGCGGCTACGTCGTCAATGACACGGCGGACGCGTGGACCGCCGCGGCCGGGACGGCGAACTTCTATCAGTCCGCCGGGAAGCTGATGAGCAATATCGCCAGGAACCGGCTGCGCCCGGTGACCGGTGTCATCTCCAACACCGCGGTCTGGTACGCCTACTCCACCTCAGTGGACGGCAACCAGCGCCCGCTGGTCGCCGTCCAGCAGCAGGGTCAGTTCTTCAACGCGGCGGGTCAGCAGGACGGCGGCCTGGCGGTTGAGGGGCCGGTCGGGCACATCCTGTCGGCGCCGTGGTCGATCGACCCGAACATTCCGCTGACCTTCGGCGGCACTACCGCTCCGTATATCGGGGCGGTCAGCAACGGGAACACCGCCGCCTATCCCGGCCTGGGCGGTAGCCCGGACTTCACGCCGCTGATCGCCGCGGTGTGGAACGACCTGTACCTGTGGGAGGGCGAGCTGCGCTCCCGCGTCCTGTCCGAGGTGCTGTCGGCCTCGCTGCAGGTCCGGTTCCAGGTCTACGGCTACGCCGCGGACATGCCGAACCGCTACCAGGACTCCAGCGGCAACCCGGTGTCCTACGGCAACTACAACAACGTGGGGCACACGGCGGCCAGCGTCGCGCTGTCCACGACCGGGCTGCTGTCCGGCTTCTAACCAACCATCTGACCCGGAAGAACCGGAACTCTGACCCGGAAGAACCGGGCAGGAAGGCAGGACGCAGATGTCAGACCTGGGAGCAGGACGGTACCCGTTCGCGGAGGAAGAGTGGCTGTTCGACGGGCAGCCGTACCCGCCCTACCGGCGGTCGCTGAACCGCCGGGACCTGGCGACCGGCTCGACCGGCGTCACCCTCTCGACCGCCACGCTGTACTGCATCGCGGTGCCGGTGCAGGCCGGTGACATTTTCAACTACGTGTCGTTCGGGGTGGTCACCGCGACCGCCTCGGCCGCGCACTCGTGGGTCGCGGTCTACAACGGCGTGAAGACCGGCGCGGCGCTGCTCGCTCAGTCCACCGACGTGACCACCGGTTTCGCGGCCGGGGCGAACAAGATCACGCTGAACTCCGAGATCGCGAACAGCCCGACGGTCGGCACCCCGCAGGGCCCGTCAACCGCGGCCATCGTGGCCAGCGGCCCGACGATCTACGGCGTCGTGCTGTACGCGACAGCCGGTTCGACTGTCGTGGACGGCACCTACTCGGGCGGCGGCGTCGCCGGGAACGTGATCATCACGGGCCAGGTGCCGTTGCTGACCACCGCGTCCCTGTCGGCGACGGCGACCGCCCCGGCGGTGCTGCCGACGATGAGCAACGCGACGAAGGCGACGTCGATTCCCTACGTCGTCCTGTCGATGCAGTGACCGACCGCGCGGTGATTCTCGCGCGCCTGGAGGCCGAGCGACGGCAGGCCGAGGGCTGCTTCGAGCATGATCGCGCGGCCGAGCTGCGCACCCAGATCACGCGGCTGTCCGCCGGGACCGCCGTCAACCCGGCCATGGAGGCAACAGATGGGCATCTCGCAGATGCTGACCGACGTGAAGAACCACCTCGAGCAGGGCGCGGAACTGGTCGCAAGCCACCTGCCCGTCCTCGTCGAGTGGGCGGAGAAGGCTGAGGCTGACCCGCTGGTCCAGACGGCGATCGACCTGGCTGTCCCGCCGTCCACCCGGACGATGCTGGCCACCTTCCTGAAGGCCGTCGAGGCGGACGTGACGCAGGCGCAGGCCGCCGCGGCGGCAGCGGCTCAGGCCGCGCAGCAGCCCGAGACGCCGGAAACGCCGGAAGCCCCGGCTCCGGCCTGACCTGACGAGCGCGAGAGAAGACGAGGGAGGTGAGGGGCGGTGCCCGCGGCAACTCCGTGGTATCAGGGCGCGGTAGTGCCCCTCACCTGGACGAACACCGACACGGCAGGTGACCCGCAGAACGCGGCGACGGTCACGCTGACCGTCACGCTGCCAGACGGCAGCACCGCCACGCCGACGGTCACGAAGACCGGTACCGGCCAGTACACCGCGACGTACACGACGACGCAGGCCGGGCACCACCTGGTGCTCTGGGTGGCCACCGATACCACCTATCCGGGCGCGTTCGCGGACAGCTTCGAGGTTCAGGCGCAGTCCGATCCGACGATCGTGTCGCTGGCCGAGGCCAAGGACATCCTGCAGCTGACCGGGACGACGCAGTTCGACGCCCGGCTGCAGGGCTGGAACGGCTCGGCGACAGAGGTCATCGAGTACATGTGCGGCCCGGTCGTGCAGCAGACGGTCACCGAGACGCTGCCCGCCCGCGGCCTCGAAACGCACCTGAGCAAGCCGCCGGTGCTGGAGCTGGTCGCGTGGACCGAGGTTCCCGCTGAGCTGGCGAACCTGGGCATCACGGTTCCGGTCCCGGCGTCGCCGATGATCCGCACCCGCGTCTACGGGATCGAGTACCCGATCACGGAGCTGTACTGCGACCCGCGCCGCGGCGTCGTCACCAACACCTCTGGCCTGCCGTTCTACTACTGCTCGTACGTCTGGCAGTACCAGGCGGGCCGCGTGGTCATCCCGTTTGCCATCTATGACGCGGCGAAGATCATCCTTGAGCACCTGTACCAGGTCTACCGCGGCGGCACCGGCGCGCAGGATGTCGCGGCGGGTGAGTCGACCACAGTCCTGCCGGGGTTCGGGTTCGCGATCCCGAACCGGGCGCTGCAGCTGATCCAGCCGTATTCGGCGCCGTCGCGGATGGTGGCGGCGTGATCGGCGTCGCGATAGCCGCGCTGGCGATGTTCGGCCAGGATCTGCTGTCGACGTGGCTTGTGCAGGCCGAAGCCGGGTACCGGCCGGTGCTGTCCGGGGTGCTGGACACGCTGAACTGGCCGATGGGCATGGCTGTCACCTACACGACGGTGACGGCGCTGCAGGGGCATGAGCTGGCGCTGAAGATCGCGGTGTGCGCCGCGGTGTCGGCTGCCAACTTCGGCGGCACGACGAGCGCGGTGCGGATCGGGAAGCGGCTGCGCGGCCGCCCGGTCGTGTCGTGCTGCCCGCACTGCCCCGGCGGTGCGGCATGACGACGACATCGCAGGTCCCCGCCGTCATCGACTACCTCGTCACCGCCTGCCAGAGCTCGCCGTCGCTCGGCCAGGCGACCCCGCAGGTGTACGTGTTCGACGGGCCGCAGCCGCCCGCGGCAACCCAGTCGCTTGAGCAGGTGCTGTGGATCGGGTGTGACCCCGCCAACCCGGATGCGGTGCTCGGCGACTCTGTCCAGTCGTGGCCGGTGCTGGACCACGCCCGGACCAGGGACGAGGACGGCACGGTCGCCTGCGCGGCCCAGCACTGGTCCGGTGACCCGTCGGTGAAGACCCACCGGGACGGCGCGGCGGCGATCATGGCCGCGGTCGAGCTGCTGCTGCGCGGCGACCCGGCCGCGGGCGGTCCCGGTGACGCGTCGATGGGCGGCCTCGTCCTCTGGTCCGGGGTGGACGCCGCCGAGTGGTACCCGCGCCAGGTGGCGGGCGGGACAGCTGTCCTGGTCGTCTTCAAGATCATCTACCGCGCCCGGCTGACGACGAGTTAGGAGCAGGTCATGCAGGTCAAGTGCATCCGGGCGTTCGGGCATCACAAGCCCGGCGACCTGGCGGAGGTGCCTGACGGCGCCGAGGTGGACCCGTACCACTACGAGCCGGCCGCCGCGCCCGCGCCGCCGGATCCGCCGAAGTCCCCGTCAGTGCCGCCCGCGGCGCTTCTCACCCCGAAGGAGATGTAAGCCATGGGCCTGGCATCGGGTCTCGCCTCTCAGTGGTGCGCTGTCGATGAGGGCACCTACGGTGTCTCGCCGACGCTGACCGGCGCGCCGTTCACCATCTTCAAGAACGACACGCTGGAGCTGAAGAAGACGACGAAGGAGGGGACCGGGATTTACGCGGGCGCGCTGGTGGCGAAGGCGGCGCGGCGCGTGGTGACCGAGTACCGGGTGCAGGGCGGCACTACCGGCGAGCTGCCCGCGCAGGGCCTGAACAAGTGGCTGTACCGCATGTTCGGCAGTTTCGGGCAGACCAAGGCGGCACTGGCTGAGGACGGTTCCACCGGCGCCTACTCGGCGGTCCACATCCCGGGCGCGCTTGAAGGGCACACGTTCGCGCTGCAGAAGGGCGTGACCGGCATCGACGGCACCGCGGTGCCGGAGACCGAGGTCGGGTGCAAGGTCTCCGAATGGGAGCTGTCGGCGGCCATGGGCGAGATCGTCAACTGGACGATGACGATCGAGGGCCGTAACGAGCTGGCCACCGGCGGCCCGGCTGACCCGCTGAACGGGTCGGTGCCGTCGCTGGTGTCGTACGCCGCGCCGCCCGGCGGTGTCTTCTACTGGAACCTGGGCCAGGTCTACTACGGCGGCACGCCGTCCACTAGCGGCGGGGTGACATCGCTGAGCTCGCCGGCCGTGGCGGGGAACATCAAGAGCTTTTCCGTGAAGATGACCCGGCCGCTGGACCTGGAACGGTTCTCCCCGGAGCTGGCGGGCTGGCGGAACGAGCCGCTGCAGAACCAGGTGCTGCCGGTCACCGGCCAGATCGTCGTGGAGTTCAAGAGCTCGACCGCCTACTACGCCGCGTTCTCCAACGACACCGCGACGGCCATCCAGCTCGGCTTCACCGGGCCGGTCATCGGCACGGGCTCTGATCATTCGTCGCTGGTGCTGCTCGCCTCGAATATCCGCCTTGAAGGCGAGTCGGTCAAGACACCCGGGCCCGAGGTGCTCACGCAGACGATCCCGTTCACCATCCTGGACGACGGGACGAACAACTCGCTGCAGGCCACCTACTGGACCGTGGACGCCAGCTGATGGCGGTCCGCAGGCCGCGCAGGGCCCGCAAGCCGCGGTCGCCGCGGTCGCCGGGTGAATACCACACGACGACCGGCGCGGCGGGCGGCGGCCGCCTTGAGGAGGCGGCGGAGGAGATCGCTGACGGCGCGCGGGAGAACGCGCAGTGGAGCCGCACGGTACCGGCGTCGGTCGGGGTGGAGATGCAGGGCGACAGCCTGGCGGTGGTGTACGCGGACGCGCCGGCCGCCTACCCGGCCGAGACGCGGGCCAGGCATCCGCTGTTCGGCAACAGGCGCCACTGGTACGGGCCGCCCGGCGAGCGGTTCCTGCTGCCCGCGGTGGAACAGCGGGCCGGGGACGCGATGGCGAAGTACGCGCAGAAGGTCGACGACATGTGCAGGGAGAGAGGGTTCAGTTGAAGATCAGGTTCGAGGACCGCGAGTGGGACTTCGACGAGGACGAGATCGACGTCAGGCAGGCCACTGTCCTGTACCTGACGTACAAGATGACGCTGCGGGAGTGGATCGAGGGCGTCAGCCAGGTCGACCAGCGCAGCCTGCACTTCACCTACTGGCTGATGCTCCAGCAGAACGGCGTGATCAAGCCGATCGCCGACTGTAACCCGAAGATCATCGCGTTCGGCGTCGCCTACGGCGATGCGCGGGAAGAGCAGCTGGCGGAAGAGCACGGCCACGCCGGGCGGCGGTGCGTCCCGGACAAGGACGGCAACTGCCAGCTGGAGCAGCAGGCGGCTGAGCCGGGCCCTACGTCCCCGCCTTCGACCAGTCCCGGTCCTGCGTCACCGGAGCCATCGACCCCGACGGCTCCGGCCCGGGCACGCCGCGCCCAGACGGAGGAAGCCACCGGGTACTGACGGCCCCTATACCGAGGCTGCGCCGTGAGTACCTGTTCCCGCTCGCGAAACTGTGCAACCTCGGCGCGGCTGAGGTCGACACGCTGCGGGTCGCCGACTTCGCCGCCTACATCGACGACATAGACGCCTACATCGCCCAGATGAAGAAGCCCGGCTAGGAGGTGATCCCCGGTGGCCAGCGGAACGCTCGTCAAGCGCGTCATGGTGCAGATCCAGTCTGACGACGGGGACACCGAGGAGAAGCTCGACCGGATCACCGCCAAGGCCGACGAGCTGAAGGAAAAGCACCCCGAGCTGTCGGTGAAGATCGATACCGCCGCCGCGTCGGCGAAACTGGCCGTGCTCAGGCAGGAGCTGAAGGACGTCTCGGCGGACTCCCCGGACATCAAGCCGAAGGTTGACGACGGGTCGCTGGCCGCGCTGAAAGACAAGCTGGACAGCGCGTCATCACCGCAGGTCAAGCCGAAGGTCGACAGTAACGCGGCGAGGAAGGCCGGGCAGCAGGCAGGGAATGAATCCGGTTCCGGGTTCTCCGAAGGATTCGGCCTGCAGGGATACGCGATCACGGCGGGGATAGTCGCGGCGATCGCCGCGCTGCCCGCGATCGCCGCGTCCGGCGGCGCGGC